GGCGGTGAATTGCGAGAGTGGGCGGAAGTCGATGAAGGTGAAGTGCGGGCGCACCGACAATCCATTGTCGGTCCCCACCCACAAGTTGCCGCTGCGGTCGCGGGCAAGCGTCCACACGATGTTACTGGCGAGCGAACTGGGCGCATCGATGTCGTGCTCGAGGCGCGTCACGCGGCTACCCTCGATGACAAACAGCCCCGCATCGGTGCCCGCCAGAATGACGCCATTGTGCTCGAGTAGCGACTTCACGGAATGTCCTTGCAGGGCAGCGATGACGCTGATTGCGCCGCCACTCGAAACGAGCAGATTGCCCTCGGTGCCAATCCACACCCGCTGGTCGCTGGCGACAAGTAGCGCATTGACCAGCGCCGAGCGCGAGGGCAGCGTCACCGCCACCGGCTTGTTGCCATCGATGCGATAAAGCCCGCTGGTGCTGCCCGCATAAAGCGTGTCGCCCAGTGAGAGCAGCGAATAGACCGTACCGCCCACGTCGCACAGCTTGACACAGCGCGACCCCGCGGGGTCGTAGCGATAGAGTCCCTCGTTACTGCCCACGATGGTGACGCCGCGGTGCTTGACGAGCGCCCGCACCTCGTAGGGGCCATCGGGGCACGCCACCGTGTAGCGTCCCGTGGTGATGGAATAGGTCTGCAGGCCATGCTCGCCACCCACATAGATGGTGTCGCCCACGATGAGCAGCGCGTTGACGTGCCCGCTGGCATAGCCCGACGTGTCGGGATAGGGCGTGATGTGGTAGCCATCGTAACTATACAAGCCCCGCTCGGTGCCCAGCCACACGATGCCATCGTCGTCCTGCGCGACAGCATAAATGGTACGCGCATTAGGCAGGCGTATGTTATCGAACCGCTGTGCAGTAGCAGCGATTTGCGAGAGCAAGAAAACGAGTAAAGTCAGCACAATTTGCTTCATGGCCCATTGTTTTTCGTGCACAAAATTAGCTATATTATACAACAGCCTTACAATCAGCACGTTTAAGCGAGCGAAATTTTTCTCTCAATTTTTTCTCAATTTATTGGTTCTGCGAAGTGCTTCCGAGCATGCTTCCTGCACCTGTTAGTAACCAAGTCGCGTTTATGTCGAAATCGGAAACAAGGCGAGCAAGATACCAGAGCTGAAATTCCCGTTGCGGTTCTTTACGAAGCCGATAGAAATTTCCCCAGTTTAGGTCATAGATGGTTGCGAATGTCTTGCGCCCTTGCAACCTGCCTTGCTGCACGAGAAAGTCAATCGCCTCAAAGAAGCGCCTGTTAATATCTATGGAGTCTTGGGTTTGCATAAGTTATTCTTTAATAGTATCGCATCATACATTATTCTATCTGCCTCGGCACGATTAAGCATTTCGCTCCACTTATCCTTGTTATCTCGCAGAAATTGGTCAAAGCTCGAAGCGTTTACTTCGCCCAAGAACTGTGCTACCTCCTTCTCGCTCATCACCGCGATATACTTAGCGCACTCAACCCGCAAGGCGTATTGTTGGGTTAGTGCGCCCTCGACAGATCCGAACATGAAGCCTGCACCAGTAAGCAACCAATTCGCGTCAATGTCTGGAAAAGTTTCGACAATCTGAGTAATCGGCTTAACACCTACGCCTTGCCCTTTATGCAGCAACTTGTTTAGGTATTCAATCGACCACCCAATTGTAGACGCGAACTCTTTGCGCGAGCTCGCCTTAGCTTTTACGATTAGCTCTATTCGCTCATTAATTGTCATTTCGGAGCAAGAACCATAAGAACGACCCACCAGCCATAGATATCCTCGAAGCGCACCTCAAAAGGTGGATAGTACTCATTGATTGACACACACTTGATGCGGTCGTCTGCACTGCCAGGGTACACATTCTTCATTACGATACCATTGCATGTATCAAGGACATAAGTCTTACCCCATACAATAAACGCCTTCTCATTAATGCGTTTCAGAAGAACGATTGAGCCGTTAGGGTACTCGGGTGACATACTATCACCACTTACTGTTATCGCAAGTTCTGCACCATTAATTGGTGAGATTATTTTCTCGCAATTCGCACGCTCAACTGTCGGCGAAAAACCATCGAGCGTACCAGCTTGTGCAGATGTTGGAACGAGGAATACTTGCTGAACGTCTACCTTGTCGGTTTCTTCAACATTCGCATCTATCAGCATCTCGCCATTGCCCGTAGTAAGCCATGTAAGATTGAGCTCGGGGTATACATTATGTATGCGCGATAAAATCTCAGGGCGTGGAGCTGAGCCCATGTTATTGATGTAGGCATTCGACACACCTACATTCTTCTGGAACAGGTTGCGATTCAGATTCTTATACTTGATAAACGCATCAAGTCGGTCTTTTACAGTTTCGTCCATAATTCTTTAATATACTAAATTATACTTAATTAATTTAAATATTTATTGCTATATAAATTTTTCTATATAATTTTATGGCCAAATTAAGAATATGGTCTTAAATATAGACCATTCCTTAATTCCGGTTCAAATATACAAACTTATATTCAATTTTTATATATCGTTTTAAACTATTCATTAATAATTAACATCATTTAAGCTTATGAATTCGAAACGTGATTTTCCACTAACGAAGTCCGCGTTGGATTTGTCAACGTATGAGACCTTCTTCAAGTTCATCAGCGAGGGCGCCACTATTACTAGCGCCACGTACCTGACGATGAAAGAACGCAACATTGTATCGCCGATTACTATCTACAACATCAGGCGGCGCGTAGAGAAAAACTTCCCAGAAGAGGCGCGGAAGATACGCGAGAATGCAAATGAAATCTTAGCGAGTAAGAATTATGATTAACCACGAGCCAAAGATACCCGACAATGTGGAGCTGTGTGTAAGCGAGGCGGCTGCAATACTCGGCATCAGCTTGGCTACTTTATGGCGTCACACTAAGAGCGGCTTAATCCATTGTCAATACTTCCGCGCCAATGGACGAAAGCGATACCGAGGCTCTGAGATTAAACGCTACTGGCGTGCAACGTACTGACATGGAAAAATCAACGTACTATTTTCCACATGACTACAACGCAAGAAATGACCCAAAGCTGCAAGCTGTCTTGTTTCGATTGAAGCAAGAGGGCAAGGGCGTGTTCTGGGACATTATTGAGATGCTCTATGAGCAAGGTGGGCGTTTACCCTTGGACTATGAAAATCTCGCGTTCTCGCTACGCACCGACACAGCGATCGTGCGGAGTGTTATCGAAGATTACAACCTCTTTGAAAACGATGGCGAATACTTCTGGTCTAACTCGGTTAACCAAAGAATGAACAGGCGCATTGACATCCGTGAAAAGCGAAAGGCGGCTGCAAAAGCGAGATGGGAGAAGAAAGCCCAAACGAGCGAACAACCACCCACTGAAAATCAAGACATTAATGCAAATGCATTGCTTTTGGAATGCACAAGCAATGCTATAAAAAGAAAAGAAAAAGAAATAAAAGGAAAGGAAATAAAAGAAAACAACTCAACAATAAAAGAAAATTTTAAAGCTGAGGCGCTGAGCGACATCAAACTCGAGCAAGGTTGTATGTCGTGCTACATATCGCCAGAAGAATATCGAGCCCTTGCAAACGAAATCTTCTCAGATTGGGAATACGCAAACACCCCTATCGAAGAGTGGAATTTCATGCACTTCTTATCAGTACTTCGCATCAAAGTATCAATCCTCAAAAAGAAGAAAGCGAATGAAAATAATATCGAGCAACGCGACTCTAAACGAAGGTCATTTGAAGCAACTGCTACATCAGCGGAAGACTACGAAGGCCCGTTTTAAGTTCCCTCTAACGAGTGAACAAGCATACGTACTGCTGAAAAGCGCCTACCAGACCGAGGTCGAGTATCGCCAACGCAAATTCATACAGGACAACGCTACTGAAAAAAACCTGCATAAGTTAGCAACTTTCCTAACTAATGACGACAAAAAGTTCGGCGTTATGCTGAGTGGTGTATGCGGCAACGGCAAGACGACTATGCTATACGCAATCAAATCGGCAACCAACCTTTTAAGTGCAGGCAGTTATTTCAACGAGCCGACAGGTATCAGAATCGAGGACGCGAAAGACATTGTTCGCATCGCTACCGACAACGACCAATTTCAAACGCTGAAAAGAATTGCATGTCTTGCGATTGAAGATATGGGTCGAGAGCCTGCCGAGGTGCTGAATTACGGCAACGTCCTAAGTCCTATCGTAGATTTACTTGAATACCGATACAACGAGCAATTGTTTACGCTGGTTACGACTAACCTAACGCCTAAACAGGTTCGCGAGAAGTATGGCAACAGAATCGCCGATAGGTTTAACGAAATGATGGAAGTTATCATCTTTGAGAATCAAACTTATCGCAGATAACTAAAGTGTTTAATAAATTTCAACAACAATGGAGAAAGAAAAAACTAAACTGGATATTCTCATCGATATCCAAACGCGGCTTAAAGCCCCGAAAGATCAAAAGAACAGCTTCGGTGGTTATAACTACAGAAGTTGCGAAGACATTCTAACAGCTCTTAAACCTATTCTAGCTGAGCACAAGTGCGCTATCCTCTTTGACGACAAAATCGAGAGTGTTAACGGCCGGTTCTATATCACCGCAGAAGCGAAGTTGTGCACTCCGCTTGGCGATATTTGCGCTCATGCCTACGCACGAGAGCAAGAGACTAAGAAAGGGTATGACGAAGCACAGATAACGGGCGCTGCATCAAGCTACGCTCGCAAGTATGCACTCAACGCTCTATTCGCCATTGACGATACTCGCGACCCCGACACACAGGATAACACCAAAGAGGGGCTCCCGCAAGAGAACAATGCAAACCGCATACCAGATTTCATTGTCAACAAGATTGCCAACGCTAAATCCGTAGAAAGCCTTAGCGAAATCTGGCAAACAACGACAACGTTTCACAACAACGCGACATTTAAACAGCTGATGTCGCAACGTAAACACGAACTGCAAGATGTACGCTAAGATAACACTCAACCCGAGCGGTGTGCGCTTTAATGAGCGCGAGCACACGTATCATTACGAAGATTTGGTGTTGCAAGGCATCACAGGCGTTCTCTCGCGGCAACTCTTTCCAGATAAGTACATTAATATTCCACCAGATGTGCTGCAAAGAGCCGCCGATTATGGAACGAGCGTTCATTCAACAATCGAGCTCTGCGACACCCTGGGCGACTTTAACAACACAGACGCAAACTATCAAGCATACCGCGCAATGCTTAAAACGCGCGGGATGACAACACTTCGCAATGAATACATCGTTACCGACTATGAACACTATGCAAGCGGTATCGACTTGGTTATACAAAATGCAGACGGCACATTATGCATAGCCGACATAAAGACGACAAGTCGACTCGATAAAGACTACGTGTCGTGGCAACTCTCAATCTATCGATACCTGTTTGAAATCGTCAACCCTCACCTGAAAGGCTTTATCACGCGTTTAGCTTGTGTCTGGCTGCCTCGCACACAGTATGGGGAACCAGCATTTGTTGACGTAGAAGAACGCAGCAACGGCGAGATCAAGGCGGTTTTTGACGCTGATATCGCAGGGCACGTCCTCGAACCCCAAAGCAATGCAATCGAAAGCACGGAAAATGAACTGCAACTAAGCGCCGATGCTGTTAACGAGGTAGTCGCAATAGAAACACAGTATGCCGAGATTAAACAAAAACAAGCAGAGCTAAGAACACGACTTCTTGCCCTTATGCGAGAGCACGACATCAAAAGTTGCGACTTCGGCAAGTTAAAACTGACACGAATAGTGCCGGCATCCGACATAACGTACGTCCTTGACAGCGCAAAGGTACAAAACGAGTACCCAGAGGTCTTTGAAGCGTGCAAGAAAGAACGCAAAACTTCGGAATCACTACGCGTAACAGTACGCGACAACTAACAGTAATAGTAACTTTAATCAAATTTTCTAAGAATTATGGCATTAGAACTTAAAGGGGTGCTAAGAAAAATCACCCCAACCGAGACGCTGCAAACCAAGGCAGGCAACACTTTTAAGAAACGAATGGTCGTACTGGATTGTTCCTATACCGATGACTTCGGTGAAGAACACAACAACATCATCGGCTTTGAGGTCGGTGGCAACAAGTGTGACGAGATAGGGCAATTCATTGACTACATCAACACCAAGGTAGTGGTCCAATTCGGCATCCAAGGACGCACCTATGAGCCGAGCTCAGGAGACACGCGATACATCGTTAGCTTGCGTTGCGTGAACATTGTACCACAGCAACCCCCTATCGTAACAAGGCAAGAAGTCGCCCCCGAAGCGCAACCTCCTACGAGTAGCAACAATCGTGACGGACTCCCATTCTAAATCAGAATTTGCACCATGCGGTTTAACTTAACAAGTTTGGACGAGGCTAACAAGGCAAGAGCATATCTTGCCGACCTCGTCCGCCGCGGGGCGCAGGCTGTTGAAATAACCGAGAAACGCCGACCGCGGTCTTTACCACAAAATGCCCTGTTCCACCTATGGGTTAAAGCTTTCGCCGATGCAATAGGCGAGGAAAACGTTGAAAAATGTAAGATCGACATTAAACGACACCTACTTGGGCAATACAGCGCACTAAACCCTGCATCAGGACAGGTTGAAAACTACGACTTTAAAACCAGCCAACTCGACTCCGCTCGTATGTCCGAGCTCTTGGATAAATTCAAAGCATGGGCACTGAACGAATTCGGGTGCATCCTCCCTTACTATGGAGAAGCAGGCTATGACGATATGTACTACCGATACAGCGAATGACTATGAACGATTTGATTGAAATGATTGCAAGCGACATTATCGCAAAGAAAGAGAACGCACACTCCTACCCTATCGCTGCAACGTACAGCGAAATCATACGACACCCCGCACTCCGAGAGGCGGTGATTTCTACTATGAGAGCCTTAGGCATCAAGGGTAAGTTTACGCCTACGATTACGGTCAACAAAGACCCGATGCTTTGCAAGAAAACTGGCAATTGACTTTTTTGACAGCTAAAAAAAGTTAAAATGCGAATGATTGGTATTATTTGCGTTATCTTTGCAGAAAAAACGGGAATGATACCCTTGAAAGATATAATTATCGCCGCAAACAAAGCGTGCAAACAGGATATAAAGCAGCGCAACCGCTCCCTGCCAACGGCAGCAGCTCGTGGCGTATATTATATCATCGCATTAGATAAGGGGTATCATCCCGCAGATATTGGCAGCGCGATTCGCCGAACGCGAGCGACTGTGCTCAACGTTGCGAAGCAAACTCGCGGCTACTTAGAGCGCCGTGACCCGATAACCACCAAGGTATACAAGCAGATTAAACAAATCATAGACAACAATGGAAAATAGTATCAACTACCTCCCTGATTGCCTTTTCCCTTCGGACAATGATGCCGAAGTGCCAACCTTGCGGCTCGATATGCAACCTGAAGTGTGCGACATTCCGTTCTTATGCTTTGGAGAGCAGAAACGAACCTACCAGATGAATGGCCAAGGTACGCTGCACTTCTACACTGACGATTACCGTTTTTCGGCAATATACGAGCACCCAGAGCGCATTCTACAACACAACCCACGCAACATTGTCGAGCCAAATTTCTCGCTCTTCAACGAAATGCCCGTAGCCTTCGGCTTGCAACCTATCTACAAAAAACGTTGGATAGCCCGTATGATGCAAGACAAGGGCATTCGAGTGTTTGTAGACCTTAATGTGGCTGCAAAATACTACGCGTTGAACATGCTTGGCGTTCCACTTGGCTACTCGTCATTTTGCACACGAGGATATAGTGACCGCATTCCGAGTCTACACATGGAGTACGACATCGCCAAGCATTGGGCAAATGGCAACAAACTACTATTTGTTATCTATGGCGGCGGCAATGAGTGCAAGAAATTCGCAAAAGAGCACGACTGCGTATATGTTACACCTGTCGTTTCTTTGAAACGCGATATAGAGCGAGCCAAAAAGCTCATCGCAAGCAATATCAACTCCTTCAACTGCCTATTCTCACCCGAAGAAATACTACCACCTTCAACAGCAGGGCTTTTTGACAAACAGCTCCTTGACTACCGAGGCGCAACCAAGAAGATTTCCAGAAAGTCTTAAAAATTATAAATTTATTACCAAAAGGTTTTGTTTATTGAATCATTATATATAATTTTAAGGCGTTTATTTATCAATAATTAATTACAATGGCAAAAGGAAGTGGAAATACGCGCTCTACAGCAAAAACTAGTAATAGTGCCGTTGCAAGTGAGAACGCGAACACATTTAAGTCTTCGTTTGGCTTTGGCAATGTTGTCAAAGAGTTTCAGTACAAGTCTGTGATAAGCAGTTCTGTGCCAGTGGTTGCGAACAGCATTGAACCCAACACAAGCAATGTGCAAGAGTATCTTGATACTGGCAAGTTTGATGCCTATTCAAATAATTCAGGTGTAAAGAAAGGCATCTACGAAGAAATTGCGAGAGACATGAAAGGGCGCGGATTCAACGTCTATTATGACAAAGATTTGAAACGCTTAACGTCAAGCGAGGGCAAGCAAATCATTATCTCAAAGAACCGAGCAGGCAAATGGCTCGCAAAAGATGGAAACGCGTCTGCAAATAGTAAAGATGGTAGTTTTAGAGAAGCGATTAACGAATCAATAAAACGCAAGCAACGAAAGGAGAAATAATGGCAAAGAGTTCAGGAACAACGAAAAAGAGCCGCAATGACAGCCAGCGGACGCGAAAGCAACGTAGGATAGCGAGCGCCGATAACAATACGGCAGCAAAAAAATCACCCAATAAAAAGCGAGGAAAAAACAATGTAGAAGTAGAAACCTATGTTGACGGCAAGAAGGTAACCAGTAGATATATAGACACTACAGGTAGAGCAGTTTATCTTGCTCCAAATGAATCTGTTTCTTATGAAGAAATAAAAAGGACAGGTAAAGTCAGTCAAAGATGTAAACTTGCTGCCGATGGGTCAATAACTAGTGCATACTTTAATTACTTCTGTAAAACTACAGGAGATGCGTCAAGATTAAATTCAGGTACAGCGAATAAGATAAACGATAACTTATGGAAAGTAGGAAAAGAAAAAGGGTTCAAGCCAAACTGGACAACAGCAACGAGTGTAACTATTGAACCTACACAAGGTCGTCTTACTACTCGGATGATTGACGCGGCCAGAAAAGAACTTATCAAAACTATAGATGAGATTAACTCAAAGAGGCGCTAATAATAGACAACAATGAGCAAAGCAAGCGGCACAACACGGAAAGCGGGCATAAAACAGCCTATCGTAGCCTACAACGAGCTTATTCACCACATAAAAATTCAAGAAGTGTAATGGCAAAAGGACATGGAAGTAGTCGCAACTTGCCCGCTATACCACAACGGAGCTCGGCTGGCACGATTCCCAAAGAGGTAAAGTTCGTGCAAGTTGGCGGCACGTCAGAAAACAAAGTAGCCTCAGTACTTGATAGCTACAAAGCGTTCTTGCAAGGCGACCACAGCGCGATTCAAGGCGAAGGTCATCTCGATGCCCTACATCGGGACTTGCAAAATGAGTACGACTATATGACAGGGAAGTTAATTGAGGAACTCGAAAAACTCGGTCCCTACAAGATGTCCCCAAAGGAAATCGCAAAAGAACGGAAAGGCATCATGCACGATGCTAAAGAAGTTCAAAAGGTAATGAAACTAGAAAAAGAAATTAGAAAACAACTTAAAAATTAAGCATTATGGCAAAAGGATCAGGAAGTAGCAGGGCTTCGACAAGTCGAAGCCCGAAAGGACTAAAAGGCGGAGCGGCAAGCTCCGAGAGCGTAGCTGCAATGACAGCCAGCGGAAGTAGGGAATGGGCTAAGCAGAAAATAAACACAGATGTGTCTTATAGTATAAACAGCAAAAAAGAGATGAGTAGTCGCGGTGTTAAAAACGAGTTAAAGAAACTCAATAACATTGACTATCTCGGAGGGACAGCGATAACCGGCGGTATGAAATATGCATTAGAGAGTTTCGCAGACGCAATAATCGGTGTTTACTACCGAACATCAACGCATATACCGCTCAAAGACACATTAGGCGAGCTGAAACATTTCAGAGACGACTACGAAAATGCGAGCAAGTTCCCAATGGAACTTGCTGCATACAGAGAGAAAAATCAAGCAGCAATAAATAAGAAGAAAGACCAGATTGCAAAAAAGACGTTAAAGCTTATGGATGCTGTTATAGAGCAGCAGATGAACGCAACTCGTAAAAACAAGAAGTAATGAGCAAAGCAAGTGGCACAACGAGGAAAACGAGCGTGAAACAGCCTATCGTAGCCTATGACGAATACGGCTACGCAATCGGCACTATCTATAATGATGACAAGAACGTGCGGTATAGCGATAACGGAAACCGCCTTACGCCAGTTATGGATAAGAACGGCCTCGGAGTCCTCGGAAATGTCGATTGGGATGCCGACTGGGAATATGGTCTGCCTGACACCAGCACTAAAACAGATATGCTGAGATGGTATGAAGACTTCAAGGACAATAAACGCAACGGCTACGATGTCGATGACCAAAGGTGGACGTTTGTCACATCAAATGGAAAGGTTCACTTTTGTGATGGCAATGATGACCCGCTGCCTAAAATCCGAATGAAAGATGTAATCTATATAGGTCAGATTAATCCAAACGGCGAGACCGTATGGTACGATAAAACTGCAAAAGATTACAAAGAGAAGATACGCAAACTCACAGGATATGAAGTAATCTAAGATGACCAACGCTAATAAATACCGAAATATCGCCGTAGAAACGCCTGCTGGGCGGTTCGATAGCCGCAAGGAGTACAAATATTGGCTCTACCTTTTGACGCTGTTAAAACGCGGCGAAATAGCGGATTTAAAGCGACAAGTACGTTACGAGCTGATACCGCCGCAATATGAAGAGGTGTCGGTTCAGCTCAAAACAAAAACCAAGGTTGTTAAAAAACTCGCCGAGAAAGCGTGTTGCTACATAGCGGACTTTACCTATATCGACTCGCAAGGCAACTTAGTAGTCGTAGACGTAAAGAGCCCTGCAACGCGAAAAAACGCCGAGTACCGCATCAAGCGTAAATTAATGTTGTTTATTCACCACATAAAAATTCAAGAAGTGTAATGGCAAAAGGACATGGAAGTAAACGCAGCCCCGATAATACTCAGCAGCTCGGGCAAGCCTGTAGTAGTAAGCGTAGCAGATAAAAAACTCGAAAAGAGGTTAAGGCCTGGAAATTACGTAGAAGTAAAAAGTAATGGTGAAACATATAGAGGCATGATTGTTTCTTACTCAGGCCCTTATAAAACCGGAGATACGCATGGTTTCACAGTAATGTCAGAAGACGGCAGAGCCAAAGCTTTTTGGAAAGGCGTAAAAGGCGACCGAGAAGTAACCGTTAAAGCGATTCCTCAGAAAGATAAACCTAACATAAAGTGGAATAAGATTCCTGAAAAACTTGATTTTACCAATAACTCCGAGTTTAACTTCGATATAAGTGAAAAGTATAGACTCACCGCTCGGTGGAACTTTACTGGAAAACCAAAGAATGGATGGAAAGCATTGAATGGCTTGCGCGAAACAAGCATTACGCTCACCGACAGAAAAACGGGAAAGAAACGCGACATCTACAGGAAGGTCGATGACGACACATACTTTAAAACACACCTTAGTTTGGCTTGGACGAACATGTATAATTCTATTAGATTTGGCGGAAAAGATAAATACTGGAAGCCAGTAAAAGGATTAACAAAGTCTATGCTTGACGAACCCGGAAGTAAAGAAATATGAGTAAAGCATCAGGTAACACGCGAAGTGCGCGAAGAAGAACGCTATCGCCCCAACGGGGGGGGGTAGCAATGTAAGAACTACCACAAAGAGCGCTTTTGTGGCTAAAACGGAAGCGGAGCGTATCACTGACAACTACAAGATTGCGCAAGACGCGTATTTTAACGCTAAAACGCGATATGAGTTCTACAAAGAGGCTTACGACAACGCGACCTCCGAAAAGAAAGCAGCAGACTTGAAGTATGACATGGACGAGCAGAAAGAAAACATGGATTATGCTGCCAAGTCAATGAAGAAGCTCGAAAAAGAGGCAAAGCAGAAAGGCGTAAGCTTGAAGACGAGCTCGAGCAACGAAAAAGCTGCAAGTGATAGCGGCAAACAAAGCGTACCCCCAGAAAAAAAGACGCTAAGAGAGCCGCAATAGCGGCAGCAGCAAGAGATTCAGAGCGAATCAAGCGCGAATACGCAAAGGTGCGCAAGATGCTGGATAAACTTGGCAAGCAACGTGACGCTGCAAATTTAGCACTCGGCAAAGCAAAGCAACCGGCAAGGCAAGAAAGCTTAGGCGAAAAGATTGACACCCTTGATGATCAGATAAGATATTACGATATGCGCCTGGAAAGCTTGAAAAAAGAAGCCGAAGAGAAAAGTGTCCCGCTGTATGGCGATGACGCTTGGTTGATAAAGCAACCTCGGTTTCGATTGAAGCGATATTAAATCTGTTCATAACTTATTAGCAAAAGGTGCTCCCAATAGAAGCATCTTTTGCTATTTTTGTGCGAAAAATCAACGAAAATTATCAAAAAACGACAAAAAACAGCGAAAAAAATGGCCAAAGACGTGTATGAACTGAAAACTGTCAATCTTGCCGAACTGCATGTAAACACAGGGCAGATTGAAGGCGTAGCAAAGAACCCTCGTTTTATCAAAGATGAGCGTTTCGCGGCATTGAAAAAGTCTATCCAAGACGACCCCGAAATGACCCAGTTACGTGAGGTTATCGCCTACAATAACGGCGGCGAGCTGGTTATCATTATGGGTAACATGCGCTACCGCGCGATGAAAGAGTTGGGCATCTCCGAGTGCCGTTGTAAGATACTGCCGCAAGACACCCCGCCTGAAAAGCTACGCGCCTATATCATCAAAGATAACGTGCCATTCGGCCAGAACGATTGGGACATTCTCGCTAACGAGTGGGACTTGGATGAGTTGTTAGACTTTGGGCTTGAATGCAACTTCCTTAACGAAGACGTTCTCAACCCTCTTGACGGGGTTGAAGATTTGTCAGATTCGACCTATGAAGAACCCGAGAAGGAATTACTTGAGTGCCCTAACTGCCACCATGTCGATTCAAAAAGTCGTTTCAAAAAGCCAAAACACAATGGTACGATTGAAAAGGAACAAGAAGAGCAAGTAGAAGATGAAGATATTTCTGAGCGCGATTGATAAATACACATTAAATGCTTTATCTCAACGCGGCAAGCATCTGTTGTGGAACTTGTTATCGTTTTATCAATTTAGAGGTGACGTTGACTTCTTTAAGCGCACTATGGCGCAATCAGAACTGATGATGGTTGATAGTGGAGCACATTCTTTTCAAAAGGGCAAAAAAGTTGATTGGCTTGAGTTCACTAAGCAGTATGCTGAATTCATTAAAGCGCACGATAACCCAAAGATTGTCGGTTTTTTTGAAATGGATGTTGATAACATCATCGGTTACGATAATGTGTTGCAGTTACGCAAAATCTTAGAAAGCGCTTCAAATAAGATCATTCCCGTTTGGCACAAAAACAGGGGCATCTATGAATTTAAGAAAATGTGCCACGAATACGCTGGCAGAGTTGTCGCTATTTCAGGGTTTAGGAACGAGGATGTCAAAGATGAACAGTACCCGATGTTTGTTAAGTATGCACGAAATGCAGGATGTAAAATACATTGTTTAGGGATGACCCGCCGCGATGTGTTGGATAAAGTGCCCTTTGATTATACCGATAGCGCTTCTTGGAAACTCAAAACAACTTATGGGAAAGTAGAAGGCTATAAACGGCGCATCAGAAAAGGACTCTCAGTAGCAGGAGGATGGGACCAGATTTGGGTCTATTCCTATTTAGAGGCGATGAAAATGCAAGAGCACTACTATAATAAGTGGAGAGCATTCCACAAAGATTGATATAATAACAAACGCAAGAGATTATGGCAAGAAATGAAAAAGAATTGCAAGGAGTAACCTTGCTTGGCAACCAGAACACTAAGTATGCAACAGAATACTGCCCTGATGTGCTTGAAACATTTGAAAACAAGCACCCAGACAGCGACTATGTTGTTACGTTTAACTGCCCTGAGTTTACATCACTTTGCCCTAAAACAGGGCAACCTGATTTTGCTAAAATCATCATCAACTACATACCTGCACTTCGCATGGTAGAGAGCAAGAGCCTTAAGCTCTATTTGTTTAGTTTTCGCAACCATGGCGATTTCCACGAGGACTGCGTAAATATCATTATGAAAGACCTTGTGGGGTTGATGCAGCCAAAGTACCTTGAAGTTATTGGTATTTTCAATCCCCGAGGCGGTATTAGCATTTATCCTTTTGCTAGTTACGCAACCGAGGAGTATAAGACATTGAAACAATCTCGGATGTTAGCAGCTTTTCGCGATGAATAAAGATAGTTTAATTATTGTATCAGGCGGCATGGACTCCGTGACGCTCCTGTATGAGCGAAAGGGCAACATCGCCCTTGCTGTGTCGTATGACTACGGCAGCAACCATAACAGTAGAGAGATACCGCTCGCAAAGATGCACTGTGCGCGGTTAGGCATCAAGCACATTGTCATCCCGCTTGACTTTATCCACCAGTACTTTAAATCTTCGCTGTTGTGTGGCGCAGATGCTATTCCCGAAGGGCACTACGCTGATGAGAATATGAAATCAACAGTCGTGCCATTCCGCAACGGAATCATGCTCGCTATCGCTTGCGGCATAGCAGAGAGCAACGGGTTAAAGCGCGTGTTAATCGCTAACCATGCTGGCGACCATGCTATCTACCCTGACTGCCGAGCTGTGTTTATTTCTGCAATGTCAGAGGCAATGAGCGCTGGCACTTATGATGGTGTGACTATTAGCGCTCCATACACCACGATTTCTAAGACCGACATCGCAAAGATAGGCAAGGCGTTGGGTGTCAATTACGCTGAAACGTGGTCGTGCTATAAAGGAGGTGAGAAACATTGTGGCAAGTGCGGTACTTGTGTGGAGCGCAAGGAAGCGTTGCGTGATGCAGGTATTGACGATACAACGGAATACGAGGAGTAGGCTGAATGAGTAAAAAGATTGTATATGCTTCTCCTGCTGTCACAAGGAAAGATAATCCGCGTGTACGAAGAAATGATAAACTAGCTAATCAGTATCGAAATGATGGCTATGAAGTTCATTCTGGTGGGCACAACAACCATGCTTTTTGGGCTGTTAAAGACGGTAAAGTTAAACATACTGATGATGAGCGAGAAGCGGTAAAAATCTGTGCTGAAAATGGTCTTTCAGCAGTGCTGGAACCAGAAGGAATAGTAAAAATAACTCTGCCAAATGGTCATAAGTTGCAAGTACCAAGCGCAGATGGGTTTGTTCATAATCTTAGTAAACTCAGTATTGAAATCATGGCAATGAGAAAACAAGATAAAGTCAAGTGCGTAGTTGAAGCAATCAAACATAGCTACAAGCCTTTTCCAGCAGATATGTCGAAATCAGTGCAAGCAGATATTGCAGTCTCTTTTGCTCCTGAGGAAAGTGGATTTCATCGTGAGGATATCGACAATGGTGTCGCCGAGTTTAAGCGACAAGTAAGAGACGGCGAAACCACGGCTCGTCCTCTTATTTATCTACATATCGATGAGGAAAATAGAAAAGTGTATTACCGAAATATTAAGGTGTAAAAATAAAAAATGCGGTAGTGCCCATGCACAAGGGATACCGCGTAGAGTTTTCCTAAGTCCCAATGGTTATTGTGCGCCCATCAGGCTCATAACTCTCCCACATCTTACGATGATGAGGCAAAATTATGAAGAATTTTTCAAACAACAATAAAAAACGACAAAAAATATGTATTACGTATCAAAATCATTGGAAATTTCGGCATCACACCGCCTAACGCTTAGCTACGAAAGCAAGTGCACCAATCTACATGGCCACAATTGGCACATCGTGGTATATTGCTGCGCTCGCGAACTTAACGCCAACGGCATGGTGTGTGACTTTACTCACATCAAGCAAGCCATTCACGGCAAGCTTGACCACGGCAACCTTAACGAGCTACTCAACTTCAATCCTACGGCGGAGAATATCGCCAAGTGGATTGTTGACCAGATACCCGAGTGCTATAAAGCTACTGTGCAAGAATCAGATGGCAACGTGGCAATGTATTGCAAGGATGACATCGAGACAAGTGCGTTATGAAAAGATTTAAGATAAACGAAATTTTCTACTCTATCCAAGGCGAGGGCTACCATGCCGGCACTCCTGCCGTGTTTGTGCGTTTCAGTGGCTGCAACTTGCATTGTCCGTTCTGCGACACTTACCATCAGGACGGCACGATGATGAGCGAGGAAGAGATTGTCGCAAAGGTATGCAAGTACCCCGCGCAGTTGGTTGTTATCACAGGCGGTGAGCCAAGCTTGTTTATTGACGAAGCGTTCATCGAATTGTTGCACCAATCTCATAAGCAAGTAGCCGTTGAAACCAATGGGACTCGAAGGCTACCTTTTAATGTGGATTTCGTTACGATTTCGCCTAAGTTTGAGTATTGCGACAACGCGGAAATTAACGCTCTACGCGCAGACGAGCTGAAAGTAGTGTACACCGGCAAGAACGATATGTCAAGATACGACAATATCAAGGCTGAACACTATTATTTGCAACCTTGTGATACTGGTGATGCTGAAGAAAACCGCCGCATCTATCGAGCAACTGTAAAATACTGCCTCGAGCACCCTAAATGGAGAATATCGTTACAAACCCAAAAGATATTGAATGTGCGATGAAGAAGAAAGAGTTGACTTATGAAGATTATGACAAAGTGCTAACGCATCTCGCGGCGAAGATACGCAACGCACAGGGTGCGCACTTTGATAGTGTTTACCCGCTACCTCGCGGTGGCTACTACCCAGCTATTGTGTTAGGCCGCGAGCTCGGATTGCCAATAGTGACTGCATTAAACCAAAGCAAGCAACCATTAATCGTTGACGACATCTGTTGTACAGGAGCGACCTTACAGCGGTTCAAGGGTTATTGCACGGCTGTAGCTTACCAAGTGACAACATCGCCAGTATTGCCCACTTTTATCGGCGAAACGATTGATAACGAAACATGGATCGAGTTCCCCGATGAGCATGGCTCTACTATAGAGGATAACATTAAGCGCATCTTTGAATACATTGGCGAAAACCCCAACCGCGAAGGTTTGTTAGACACGCCGCACCGCATCGTAAAGATGTATGGCGAGATATTTCGCGGTTACAAGCTAGAAGCAGCGCCGATTATTACTGTATTCAACAATGATATGCATACCGACCAAATGGTAATAGATAGCGGCAAGTACTACTCAATGTGTGAACACCACATGATGCCATTCTTCGGCGAGTATTGGTTTGCCTATATTCCCCACCCTAATGGCAAGATTCTTGGTCTTTCTAAGATAGGTCGAGTTGTTGATTATTGTGCAGCACGATTGCAAGTGCAAGAGCGGTTGGTAAATGACGTAATTGCGATGCTTTCAAAGGCCCTCGGAGAAGAGAACCCTCCACTAGGCATGGCGCTGATTATGCGAGGAACGCACCTATGTAAAACAATGCGAGGAGCTCGAAAAGATGGAACGATGACAGCAAGTTGTATGACGGGTTGTTTCCGTGACGATGCGGTTTGCAGGCAAGAATTTTTAACTCAGATAGATTATGGAAGAATATAAGAAATTTTGTTTGTTGTGCGGTGGCGAAATGTGCTTTGATAGTGACGCCATGGCATCCGAGGCCTACGGCGCGGATGAGAACGATGATTCAGTAGTGTATTTCGCGCACTGCCTTAACTGTGGCGCGTCATACGAGATAATGGAATGTCCGCCAAGTGAAGCACACTGCTACCCAGAATATCAAAAAACTAATGTATAACAAAGCGAATAGTCGCGATTAACTCGATGTCATCTGCTAAAAAAGAGGCTGTTAGACGCGCTCTTTCGCTACTTAAAACAAATTTTAATGGCATTCAATACAAAGAAGTTGAAAAAGCAGGCTATTGAAATGGCAAGCAAGGTGGGTATTACATCTATTCAGGAGCTTGTTGACGTTCTGCCCTGCTCGAAAGAAACGTTCTACAATCATTTCCCGGTGCACTCGGATGATTTAGACGAGATCAAAGACGCGCTCCGAATAGGGACGATTAAGACCAAGGTAACAATCCGTCAAAAGCTGTTCAAAAGCGACAACCCGACAGCATTACTTGCGGTGTATCGTATGCTTGCAACGCAAGAAGAGCGTGACGCGATTAGCATGAACCGCACCGATATAACGACTAATGGCAAGGACCTTAAAGTTGAGCCGTTAGTTGTTGAAGTTATTGATAAGCGAGAACAAGTAGATAAAGAGGAAGAGGAGTAGCGCTTAATGTCAAAGATACAGACAACGCGGGTGTATACCGAGATTCAAAAAGCATACGATGCTGGCTATACAACAGTATCGGAGCAAGGAGCCGCACGTTCCTCAAAGACCTATAACACGGTCATTTGGCTGATCGTGCATTGCTTGCACCACCCGAACACAACTGTATCTATCGTGCGAGCCACGTTGCCTGCACTAAAAGGCTCAGTGCTACGCGACTTTAAAGAAGTCCTCAACAAGACAGGTGCAAAGGTTAAGGCGAATAATTCCGAGTTGACATTTGAATTTCAAAACGGCTCGTTCGTGGAGTTTTTCTCCTGCGACAACGAGCAAAAGTTGCGCGGCCGCAAGCGCCAGATACTCTACGTCAACGAGGGCAATGAGCTGAAATACATTGAGTGGCAACAGCTACAAATGCGTACTACGAAATTCTCGTTGATTGACTATAACCCGTCTTTCACCGATGAGCACTGGATATGCACGCTGAACCAAGAGCCGAAAACATACCACTTCATCACAACCTACAAGGACAACCCTTTCTTAGAGCAAAAAGTCATTGACGAGATTGAGTCGTTACGGCATAAGAATCAAAGCTTATGGCGCATCTATGGCCTTGGCCTGCAAGCAATAATCGAGGGGCTTATCTTTGAAAACGTAACAATTATCGACAAGGTGCCACGCTGGGTGAAGAAACATCACTATCGTGGAGTTGACTACGGCTATTCGCATGACCCAACTGCAATAGAAGAGGTATATATCAACGGCAACGAGATTTACATCGAGGAAGTGTGCTACGCTACGCACATGCTAACTAAGGATATTATCGAGGTGCTGAAACAAGCGGACCTAAAGGCGCGATGTAAGGTGGAAACGATTTCGGAGTCAGCCGAGCCGCGATTGATTGAAGAGATCTACAACGCGGGAATTGACATCCGCCCTGTAAGTAAATTCGGCGGCTCTATCAATGCAGGCATCACCAAGATGCTGGAATACCGCTTCTTTATCACCAAACAAAGCACCAACGTAATCAAGGAATTCAAAAACTACACCTATCGTCAAAATAAAGAAGGCAAGTGGCTCAACGAGCCCATCGATGAGTTTAATCATGCGATAGACGGCATACGTTACGTCATCCTTGAAAAAGTTCTCGGCAACAACAGCCGAGCATTATCAGCAGAAGAAATCGCAGACATTTTATAACACAGACGAAATGAAAACAATCGAAGAAATCATGCAAAGTAAAGACGTTAGCACTATTGTTACACTACTAACGTCACAAAAGAGGACTTTCGTGCCCTCGTTAGAGCAAACAGAGCGCGAGTACAACCCCTATCAGCATAAAGTCATGGACCCCCAGTTGCGTAAGAAGAAGAAAATCAAAATCAAGACTGGGAACACGGATTCTCTGACAGGGTTGCCAATCTATAAGACCAAGTATGTAGACCGCTGCCGCACGTGCATTCCTGCACAGCAAGTACTCCTTGACCGCTCGGTCGGTTTCTTGTTCAGCAATGAGGTGATATACTCAGCAAAAAACGATTGCAACGAACAACAAAGCAAGTTGTTTGACGCGGTTATGGATGTATTCAACGACAATAAGATAGCATACTTCGACCGCAAATTAGCACGCACCTTGGGCAGAGAACGTGAATGTGCAGAGCTGTGGTACTTTGAGTTAGACAGCGCGGGCAAACCGAGCAAGATACGCAATAAGTTGCTCTCGCCGTTGCGTGGCGACCAATTATACCCTCACTTCAACCAGTACGACAAAATGGATGGCTTCGCTCGTGCCTATACTGTAACAGATGAATTAGGCTTAACAGAGCGTCACTTTGATGTGTACACCGAAACGCTTGTCTATCAGTATAAGGACACTACCAATAGTATGATGCAACTCGTTGGTGCACCTAAGAAGCACGGCTTCACAAAGATACCTGTCATCTACTATCGCCAAGAGGAAACTGTATGGAATCGTGTGCAACCTTGTATTGAGCGCATTGAGGAGCTGATGTCAAACTGGGGTGATACTAACGACTATTTCGGCTCTCCGTCTTACTTTGTGAGCGGTGAGATTAGCGGTTTCGCCGATAAGGGTGAACAAGGTAGAGTTTACACAGGAAAGAATGGCGCTTCTATGAGCGTACTTTCGTGGGATAGCTCTCCCGAATCTATACGCATGGAGCTTGCTAACTTGTTTAACATCGTGTTTGCGTATTCGCAGATCCCCGACATCTCCTTTGAGACGATGAAGACATTAGGGGGGAACACTTCGGGCGTAGCAATTCAGCTAATGTTTACTGACCCGCACATGAAAGCGCAGATGCAAATTGAAACCTATGGCGAAATGTTTACCCGCCGATATAACCTTGTACAAAATGGCGTTGCGGCTGCACTAATGCCCATCCCCGACCGATTAGTGTCGCAGATGAAAGTTGAGCCTCAATTCACACCATACATGCCTAAGAACCTGACCGAGCAGATTCAGTTGATAAACGCTTCTAATGGTGGTAAGGCATCGTTATCACAAGAGGACAGCGTTAACCTTAATCCACTCGTTCGCAATCCCAAAGAAACCTGGAAGAAACTGCAAGAAGAGCAACAAGCTTTACTGATGCAAAACGCTTTCGGAAGCGCCTTGTAATTTATGACGGACAAATTCTTTTTGAACTGGCTATCTCGGTTTAACTCGTGGTTGCAAAATAAGCTTGGCGATTTATACAACAGCCTTGCCCGAGCTGGAATAGACTACAACCAACTCCCCGAGGACGATCTGTTCCGTTTTGAGGACTACCCACAAACGCAACAGAAAGCAGCCCCTATACTCCAACAATTTCACAAAGAAGTAGTAGGACAAATTGAAAAGAATATCTCGAGCTCTATAAATAAATCGTTTGACGCCGGTTTAGAGGCGCTTAGCGCGTATCAATTACAAGAAGAAGATATCTATACCAAAGCGCACCGAAAAGCCGCAGAGAAGGCGTTTAAAGAGTATCGCATAGGTGACGGAAAAGAGCTGTCATTGTCAGACAAGGTGTGGAACTACACCGAACAGGCGAAAGCGGAATTCGAAATGGCTATCAGCCAGAAGATAGAAGACGGATTGCAACAAGGCAGTAGTGCCGAAGACATTGGCCGAGAGGTGCGAAGCATGCTTAACGACCCCGATGCTGTCTATCGGCGTTATCACCGAACCATTATTGATGCGACAGGCGCGAAACGCAAGGTCGTAGAGTGGCGAAGGCGTGTTATCGATGAAAATGGCAAGGTGCACTATGTTAGTACCGGTATGGATAAGTTGCCACCGGGTGTCTACCATTCGGCGCGACAGAATGCACTACGACTTGCTGCAACCGAAATAAATATGGCGTATCGCTACGCCGACAACTACCGGTGGCAGAAGCAACGTTTTGTACTCGGCTTTGAAGTGCGACTTTCGCAGAACCACCCTATCGTGGATATTTGCGACAAACTTGCAGGACAATACCCGAAGGACTTCTTGTGGTGTGGTTGGCATCCGCGCTGTCGTTGCTACGCCGTTGCGATTACCCTACCCTACGAAGAGCGCTTGAAGATTTATAAGCTGCCCAAAGAGGTGCGCGACAAGTATGTGCCAGAGGGAGTTATAAAAGATGTGCCCGATAATTTCAAGGAATGGTTCAACGACAACAAGGAGCGTATCGTAAGTGCGTACGCACGCGAAAAAGTGCCATATTTCTTGCGAGACAACTACAAGTATGTAGAAGCGTTACTGAAAGAAGCAGAGAAGCACATAGCAGGATTGAGGATTTCGGCAGATGATGTCGTTATGAGAAAACTTGCAAAAATTCCTATTAATGCAGTTGGAAAGATTCAAAATTTTATTGATGTGCTAAATAGGCGCATTAACTTGTTTAAAAAAGGAACACAAGTTTATATCTTTGAAAACGACAATCATGCATTAATGCAATGGAGCGAGAAAGGAGTAGGCATCAGCTGTGTAGAATTTACCACAAAATCTGGTGCGAAATTTTGCCCTGTCACAGATTTGCTTTCTGCAATTGAGAAACTTAGCAAAAGACAAGTGCTTTCTTTCAATGAAGAATATGCAATAGAGGCGCTTTTTCATGAAAATATCCACTCAAAAGTCAAAAAAAACATTGAAATTCAAAATAGCTCCTTTGAAGAATTAATTCTCGAGACATGTGTACAATTGTATGCCCGACATAACTACACCGCAATACTTAAGTATTATAAAGTAGAACCTATAAACTTTGAAGCGATTCAAACTGAAGGCTATGGATATAATCGACTTTGTCAAAAACTACGAGGCTTTTTTGTGAAAAACGGGCAACTTCAAGTAGGTGAGTTAGTTAATATTGCAAATCAAACTGAATCAGGTGAACGGATACTATGTAAAAAGCTAACTGAGATAGGGTTAACACCTAATGAGATAGACATGTTCTTGAATAGGCTGCTTTACATGTAGCCAATTATTTTGCTATACAATGATTTAAAAGCGTAAAGTACTTAAAAATGTTATCTTCAATCTTATCAAGGAATTTTTGAGCCGTCACATTGTCACGCCGTATTATATACAATCGATAAAGGTCTGTGAGCAAGTTCTGTTCTTTTTTTATAGTGGTATCGATAATTTCCTGATACTTATCTCTATTCATACGAGTATTACCAAACAATATCCGAAGTTCTTCTTCGGTTACCCCGTGATCAAATATTGTTTCGAGTTCTTTCATAGCGCAAAGATAGTTTAAATTTTCAATATTGCAAAAAAACAGCTACAAGTTTTCCTCTTGGTATTGTTTCCAGACATTTCGCGCCTTGGTTAAGGCGGTGACTAACGGGCAACCCAGCCCATCGGCTTCAATAAGCGGCTGGTCGCCGTAGCAGAGGTACAGCTTGCCGTTAAACTCTCGTGCTTGTATAAGCTTCTTTGAGATTGCGTCTAAACGCTGTGAGCGCCTTGTTTCACGCGCTCTTTTAAGATTGTCAAACATAGCCATAGCGTCATTTATAAAGGAAACCTTCGCGTCTTGGCATGATGAAAGAGAGGACACCATTTACGGCTTCCTCTAAATCTTTACTATTAGTGAGAGCAAACGAGACATCGCCAAAGCCATAGTATATCCGATATGCATTCTCGTTCGTCTTCTGGATATGGAGCTCGCAATACACCGGGTAAGGTACTCGGTTAACCTTAATAATCGCGGGCAATCTATCACTCGGGTACTTTATTTCAAAACCCAACTCTTCGGGGGTATTGAAGTAGAGTGCGTAACTTTTTTCTTTCATAGCGACTATCTATTTATTCACCAGGTACTGGTAGCTCTACGTAATCGATTTCGAGATTGATGTCGTCTTTATGCATTTCGTACAACTTATCTACCTGAGCAGACGCTTCACTCCAGTCAGTATAAAAACGGATTAGTCCGAGATCCTCACCATCCGTCCAGAGCTTTCCAAAATTTTCACATAGTACAGCGTAGAATTGAAATGCTCTGCGTTCGGGCGTACAATTGTCTTCGTACTTTATAATATAATAGTATTTTTGCTTTCTCATAGTGTCTGAATTTTAAAATGTCCAATAACCATACACGCATCGCGTTCCACCGCGCAAGCAGTCAAACGTGTCATTTACCATGCCGTCTATAACGGCTACGAGATGCCCCGAAAGACGGCATACGATAGAACCATTTGGCAGCTCACTAGCCTTTAAGTGAGTCTTACACCCTTGGCCGACTTTCATGCAAGCGACCCAATGACCGCCGAAATGTTCTACGACCTTTTTGATGTCGCTGTTCTTGATACCTTCTCGGGGGGTGTAGCCGACAAGGCCTTTGATTGTGTTATACACATCTTTGTAGTCTCTCTTGGTCGCGATTGCGATTGCGCGTGTCACGCAATCTTGCGCGTTGCCTTTGAAGTATTGGCTTCGACCACCATCGTTGTACCGCCAATAGCTCTGTGTTGATCTGTGATTCATTGTTGTTACTATAAGTTGGTTATAAATTTAACACTCTAAAATTATATATAAGTTTTCATATATCAAAATTTCTCATTAGTTTTCCTTATATTTTTAAGGATTATTAAGAATTGATGCTCTGCTACTTACCTTGAATCAGCCTAACAATTTTCCAATCCTTGTCTATCTCAACGCTCTCTATGTAATGTAACACACACCCTTTGCGTACACGCTGGATAGGACGTACATCAAAATCGTCTGGGCAGCGCGATAGTATCTGTTTTAGTTGCTTTACTGTCATTATGAGAATAAGTTGGTTATTTGTGAGTTGTTTTTGATTTGCATGCGGATAGCTTCAATCTGCGGCATCAGCTTGTCGTTAAACATTTCAGACAACGATGTAAACGTGTCAACAACGCGCGGGTCATCACTCTGCTGTGAGAGCTCATCAATAATTGTGACTGTTGTATTAGTCTGTGTAATGTAGTCGAGTAGCTGAGAGCAAGATTTGGAGATAAGCTGCCATTTGTCGATATGCTCGCGTATCAGCTCTTCGTAGCCTGCACCTGCGGTGTCGAGGTGAGATGCCTTCTTTAGAGATCTGGAAAAATGTTCAAGCACCTCATCTAACAAGTCAACAGCACATTGAGAGATGAGTAACCAAGAAACGCACTCTATATGGTTGCTATTGATACACTCAAGGATAGCTTCCATTTTGGCGCGAACATCGGCTTTCTGCGGCTCTATAAGCGCGTTTACTTTCTTCCGATCCACCCTCGGGTCAGATGTTAGATTGCTTTGCAACGTTGTTAGCTCTTTGAGCCGTTTATCCAAAGCATCGTAACGAGCCCAATCAATCACTTGCAAAGTGCTTCGATGTGGTAATTTCATAGACATTTTGTTAGTGTAACTCCGTAAGGGTTAGATTGCAGTTCGGTGAAACCGAGTCGCTTGTACCAGTGAAGCACCCACTTCTCGGAATTGCGTTCGTCCCAATCAAGAACAATACGCTTAACAGCTCGCCCACGGCAAAGATATTCGGCTTCCTCTAATAGTGCAGTGCCAAGGCCTAAATCGCGAAATTCCGGATCAACGGATAGCGACCACAGCAACGCGTCATCGAGTTCTGTTATAAAGTCTATTATTAAAGCTCCGTGACCATTGCTCGTCATAAGAATAGCGCGGTCGCGATACGCCCAGTATTGAAAGTTTGTGTAGATTTGTTGCATAGTTGTCAGAATTATATCGTTTCACAGAAGTTTAACTTGTCGATTTCGTCTTGCAGGAGGTTTATATCGACAGGATATTCATTCCCATCCTCATCATAGTACTGGGCATCAATAACACGCGCATACACTTCTGTTATAGAGCGACCAGTTAGAATGTAATCGTTGTCACCGAAGGGGACTTCTTCGTCAATGTCAAAACAATAATCCACTTCTAGTTCGGCAACAATGCCGCAATATTCGGTGGTTAGTTCTACATCCAGTTGAGTAATGCCGCTTTTTTGGCTCGACTGCCTAACGGAATTATAAGCACTATAAAAAATGCGCTCAGCTTCGTCTTTGTAATCTATTTTCTGTGGTATCATTGCTGTACTCCTTTCTCGTAGATATTACCTACTACTTTTACCTCCTCTTCAATATCATAGAGAGGTAAACAATACATATCGCTATCACAGTACCACCCGCCAACAAAGTAAACTTTAAGCTTGGTGGGTTCAGTGGTTTCGGAGAACAGTACTTCAATGATGTCACCTTCGTAGATTTCAACGCCATTCACATCGCGCAGTCCAGTGTACTGACCCACGGTGTCGGCAATAACATCGTACTCGCCAAAGTTGTTCTCGGTGCGGCATTGCGCCACGGCGACTTGGCCCGTTTCAACGTTATGCAGCAGGTCGCCATAAATCCACGCGCCGCCGAGGCAGCGCTTTCCTCTGAACTTAATTTCTCTCATTGCTAGTTTCCTTTCTGCTTTTCGCGGTTGATGTATTCCATTGCATCGTTCCAGCCTAAACAATAGCCTTGAAGATGCTCGAATTCCTCGCAGCCGATACGCCCACACCACGGGCTGTGATAAAACGCTATCATTTTTTTCACACGTTCTTCCAAGCCCTCGTCAAGGATGACGTTCTGCAAAAGTTCTTCGACTAATTTTTCGTAGTTGATTTTCGTTTGTATCATTTCTCCTCGGTGTTATTGATTGGAAGTAAATCATCAAGATACGCCCAACGATGGCGCGCTACATAACGTAGCAAGTAATCATCGTGGACGCGCACCACTTCATGGAAGATATCGACACGCTCGTCTTCGCCTTTGAAGATAGAGCGCTCTCCGCTTACGCGCCTGTTCTCGATGATTACCTCGCGCCCTATCTCGGGAAGAGTGCCGGTCTTATGCCACACGAGATTTAGGCACGTATACCTAACCCAATTTTCGTACAGCTGATTAGGGCGCTCTTCCCAAGAGTGTTTAAGCACCATGTCGCCCTCTTCGTTATCAAGGGGCATAAATATCTCAATAGGAATGTCGATATCGCTCATTGCTTGTTAGCTACTTTTGAGTAATACCATTCCGCCATTTGAAATGCGGCTTCTATCAACGTTGCAGCACTAAAAAGAATGCACGTGTTGTCTGCCCATCCATCATTATACCTTACAAACCACAGGCCATTATCGCCGTGCGTTATCATTAGATACTTATGTACACTTGGCAGGCTTACTGGCAATACATTCAAGAGGTCGACAACGCTAACGCTCTTACTATCGCGAAAACTCGCACCGAGATTCGTTAAACGCTGGACGCATTCTTCGCTTAGATATTCATCTTTCTTCTTCGTTTCCATACACATTGTTTTCATTGTTAAGCATTACGAGCTCTTCATATCGCAGTGCAAGCTGATTAATCAAAGAGGCTAACCGCGCATGCAAGACCGACATCTCGCTCAATATTTCACTGATAGGCTGCTTCATAACTGCGAAGGCATCATTACGATTTGAACACTTGTATCTTTATCATTTTCTTCGGCAGGGTATGCCAACATCGGGTGACTCGGGTCTGTTATCATTATGACCGCCTGCTGAGAGCGCATTGCTTTAAGAGCTTTTCGCAGGTTTTCGCAAATAACGCCGAACACTATATCGTCACCACTGTATTCGCAATGAAGCGCCTCGTTAGTGGATAGGTTGTCAAACATACTAGTCGACTTAATCTCGGCTTTATCGTGCGTTAGGCTGACTTGAATCACACTTGCTCCACCGCTCACTGACGACACACGCGATAGTGCATTAACAGCATCGTAGGTGTCTATTTTCAGTTGCTCACCTGTTTGCGGCATAACTTTGTCGTAATTCGGAAAGTGGGTATTCGGGTTTACCATATCGATAATAACATTAGCACCGGTTACCCTAACAGCGTTGTCTCGCACATTGATTTCGACAATATCATCAGCTGAAGCCTTGCTAAACGCATCTACAAGAACACTTGCAGCAAGTGCGCTCATTTGCCAACGCGCATTCCCTTTTAACCTATCGGCTTTTGTAGTAACCTTGCTTAGCAGGTGCCCGTTAGAAGCAACCCATACAAGCATGTTGTCTTTAATGTCACATACAATATTTCTAAGCGTAGCAAAGGTGTTGTCGGTTGACACAAATGGAATAACCGACTTCGCGCCTACCACAATCGCTTTTGCAGGCACTTTAATGTCTATCCCGCTATCTGGGTTAATCTCTAACCAGCGGTCAACATTCTCTTTCTTCAACACGGGTACAAAGAATGAGCCATTCTTGTAGCTTACAAGCAAGCGCTGATTTTCAATCTTAGCATGGATTTCCGCTTCGGGAATAATCTTTGCAGCTTCCGTGATTAGCTGGTAGTCTGTAAAGAATACAGTGTCTTCACCGCCCTCTATAACAGCATCAATCTTTTTCTCTATTGTGATGCCGTTGCATCTCGCTTCTATACGAATGCCATCACTGTCTACTCTATACTTATAGTAAGTATAATCTTCATCAAGGCAGCTATGGTCTATAACCTTGCGGCACAATGATAGCGCCTCTGAGAATTGTTTGGTTTTAATGATTGCTTTCATACGCATCTGTGTTTACAAGTTTGTTTTCTATCGCCCACTTCAAAGCGTCAAATGCCGCATCGAGTAGGTCTATGCTCTGTGAGCTTACGGCCATCTTTTGCTTTTGTTCATTACGGAACTCTACATAGACATTCCATTGGCTGTTGTCGAGTCTGTCGATCGCAATGGCATACGCCTCGCTAAGGGCGTTGGTTAAGATGTCTTCAAGCGTGACCAGTTCATTGGTTACACTATGAGGGCCAAGTTCCCAACTATGCTCATCGATAGCGGGGAAAATGGTTCGCGTTGCACACGAAAACCCAAGGGCTTTCAGTTCTCCGATTTGTTTAGGTGAAAGATACTTCTTTTTCATTGCAGTTGGTTATTTTAAAGAGTTGATTGATTTGATAAATGCTTTGCGCGTTTTGAAAAACTTGCTTCCATGCCGATATACATAGAGCTTCTTTTGTCCTCGTTCGCGCGGGATAAACTCGTAAATCGACAATTGACCATCCTTGTCGCTGTACGTTATGCAATCAGCGTTAGCGAGCTCTTGACAGCTTCGCTGTTGCAATGCTGTTGTATGCTGTTGTATACTCATTGCTGGTGTAATTTTAAAAGGATGTCATGGAGGAAGCCTAACTCTAAGCCGATCTCGCCATTATGATGCTCTATCTCTGCGGGTGTTTCGGCGATTCTTTCCGTGCCGTCATCATACAGCAGGTCTATATCGTGGGCACTCGCGCTGTCGATAAGATACATCGCTTCTGCTTTGGTTATGATTAACCAAACGAAACCATCTTCTGTCATCTTAAACTTCTCTTTCATAGCACCATGAATTCTCCTTGACGGGTTACGACTACTTCGCTTATTCTTTGCGGGAAGTCGTTGTTTGCTAACATATTCTCACGGCAGAAATCGTGAGCTTCACACTCCGTTAAAGACATCCAGCAAAGCATTGTGCCTTTAACGGATAGGTTGTGTGCCGCCTTTTCAAAAGCAGCCGCCTTGTTACGCGGCACACGAACCACATATTTATTACAACCGCGAGATTCGCGCTCTGACGGCGTTAAATAGACGATGTAATAATACTTATCCATTTCAACAAGAAAGGCTGTTAGATGCCAGTTAAACGCGAAATAAAGTAAGGAACGTAGGAATTGTCAATGCCTAGGTCCGAGCATGCATCAACAAGGTCACTTGGACGAAAGTCACCTAAGTCCATAAGCTCTTTGAGGTGCCTTAGTTCGTCTTCGAGATACTGACGAGCTTTATCCGAGCTACAATCACATCCGGCCATTATTGCGTATAAGATGTTACCCATAGTTGTTTTTGATTTATATGTTCCACATTTTTTTGAAAGCTAACAACTCGTTATCTATCTCTGCTAACTTTTCCACGTATTCAGCGCGGCTGATTCGGTCGTAATCGAGGTCATCATACAACCGCTTTCTGCGCTCATTCGCTCTGCCCAACTGCTGTTGATACAGCATCTGGGCAGCAATCTTGCTTGTGTTCGTTTTCTTTGCCATAATCTCTATCTTTTATAAACCCCCGCGCCTAATACAATCGCGGGGGTATGAATGAAATGCTTTATGCAATGTGTACTCGGTTCATCAGTTGGCCCGCTATCTCGTGGAGGTCTCGGCTTCGCTCTGGCGTAAGAACGCGTGCATGAGCGGTGATTGCTTGCGTAAGTTTCCATAAGGTAGCCGCGCCTTGTACACCGTCATCGGGGTTGTTCTGAACAAGGATCTTCTGAACGGCTTCGCCTTCGCTCTTGTTAAGCCTGCCGTTCTCTCGCGTGAGCTTCCGTATCTCGTTGTCGAAGTCGACTTCAATCTCGCTTGCACCTTGGATTTCGCGTGCCTTAAGCAAGAGCGTATCTTTGTCGTACAAGCCTTGTGTCAGGTCGCGTACCGCGCTGATTGTCGTCTGAGTGTCGAGCTCGTAGGTTCGCTGGCTAAGAGCGAGGCTGTCGGGCAACTTGCTGCCGAGGTGGACTTGTCGCATCACGCTTTCGCGTACCATGCCGTTCAAGCATGCGCCGTTAAGCATGAATGTGCGCATATCCAACGAGCCGTTTCCGTAGTCGCTCGTGCTGAAACGCGCACCCACGAAGATCACTACATCGCCGTTCTTCGCTGTCGGCACAACGATTGGTTGAGGGAGGATTGTCTCGGCCCAAACGTTGGTGTCGTTCATATATGCATCGCTGATAACCGCGCCTTGGTTACTTGCCTCTTGCACGAAAGCGGTAAGTATTTCAACGCTGTTCAGGCGGCGGTAGCTGTCGCTAAGCACACCGCGCACTTCGTTGCCGACAGTGCGGATGAGAACTCGACTACGTTGCGTCCAATCGCTGTGCTCGTTAAGCATTGTAGCGGCAAGGTTACGTTGCCATTCTACGCCACCTGCTAAGTCTCTCAGGTAGGTCGTTGGAATGTTGAGCTTCTGAGCAAGTTGCCCAACAGCGTTCCGGTTGAGTGAAAACTGCCCGTCTGGCATCTCCATCTTCAACGAGCCATTGCTGCTGAAGGTGATTACGGGTTGGTGCTCCTTTGCTTTGAGATCCACTCCGAGGGGTGCGATATAATCTTGGGCGATGCGCCCCTCGTTGATAAGACGCTCCATTGTTGCTTGCACGCTGCCGGCCTTGCCTTCGACCATTTGGTGCACTCGGTTGATTACTACTTCGTTCAGCCCTTTCTGCTTCTGCTGAACATTCATTGTTGTTGCTAAGTCTGTCATAACTTGTGCATTTAGTTGTTAATGTTATTGTTTTTCTCTCTCATAGTGTGGTGAAAATCTGCGCAAAGCCACGCGAGGAACACCACCGCGATGATACTGATGATTACTTCAAACGTTGTCATGATTATGCGTTTTTAGCGTCTTCGATCCATTGCTTCGCTGCCTCTACATTATCGAACCAGTCGATATAGATGTCAGCGTCTAATGTCCGCTTAAACGAGTCACTGGGTTTCTCTTCTCCTACATACATGTCAGCGATGTATGCTACTACCTTGCCATTATCATAATAGGCATTGTAGACCGAGTAAAAATTCTTTTCTTTTTTCATTGTTGTTACTTGTTTTTGAGTTGATGATTAACTTTTAACACCCTAAAATTATATATAAGTTTTCATACGCAAAAATTTTTTCTTATTTTTTCTTTGGTTATTTAATATTTTTAAGGATTGATTTTGAGAACGCTTATCGTTTTAAGAACTTTTTAAAAATTTCTCAATACAATATCTTACTCAAAGTCCTCGAAATCGCTAACGGCTACGAACTCCTCATACTTTATATAATAAGGTAAAGAAGTTTTAAGGAATAGCCATTTAGGCATCACTATCTCGCGACACCCTGGGTGCGACAAATCTTCACGCTGATTGAACTTATTTAGGGGCACCCAAACCTTTTCGCTGTTGTCTGCTTCTCCGCAAAGAAATAGCTGAGAACTTGTCGTCTTTTTTTGCAACCTTTCCTCTGGGAAAGAAAATCGCACCATTGTAGTTCTAATTTCCATAGTTATAAATCAATATTGGTGAGTATGCTAAATTGTTCATTTACCAACTGGACGATACGGCTATGATAGGGGGTTTCAACGTTGAACTTACCACGGCTCTGAATAACGCGTTTTGTTTGCAGGTCGACTTCTACGGTTTCGATACGTTGACCGGCAATCTTGGCACTCATTATTAAAGACTCAGGGCGGTCAAAATACCTGTTAAGGAAAACGCAGTGGTGCATCGCGTGTCCTTCGTCAATGAAGCTATGTACATCAGGTAAAGGAGCTACACTTAGCTCGCCTTGGTTAAATTGCAGACCAAGGTACTTCGCGTAACGTTGATAATACTCCGCTTCATATTTTTCCGCTTCTGCTTCATCATTATGCCTGCGGTTTGTTTCCCTTTTCCTTTCGACAGCGTTCATCCAATGGATATGCGATTCGCCAAGGTTTGCAGGGCAGATGTAGTATGGATTACAAGTGTCTTTCCCAAGCTCATGCAAGTTTCTTAACATATCCAGCCATTCGCGCACAGATCCTTGTGATGACAATCTATATCCATGCCGTAGAGCTACTTTTACAGCTGACCACTCGTAAGGTTCTAAATCGGTGTAAAAATTGTATCTCATCATAGTTTGCAGCACCTCCAAGTATCGCACCTTAAACAAGGTTTCTGCTTGCGATGACTTCGCAAGGCTTACGAGCAAGCTATAAGGGTTAAGATTAAAGATGCTTTGTTTGATGCCTCGCTGACGAAACGCAGGCAGCAGGCTACACACCATGGTATCCCACACGGGGAGATATGGGAACTCTCGTTTAACTGATAGAGGACTGCCCAAATTCCACACGTCATTATACCAGAACGACATAGAGCGCGTCCTTGCGAGTATTGTCACATCACCTTGCGCGTTGACCCACACTTGCGCAACCTCATCAGCGGTAACATCTCTTATACCTCTCTTTGTGTCAGCTTTTTTCGCAACAATGCAATATCGCACGACTTGATAATCTTTGAGTCGCTGCAAGTAAGCAATATAGTATCGCTCCGAAAGCCGGTAAGCTCTTGTATCTTTAACGAGCAACGTCTTTTTGCAGCGCGGGCAGATACATTTTGCTCCTTTCCGCTGTTGCCGTTTCCAAACGTAGCCACATTCCATACAATGCCAGTTATCTTTATATCGATAACAGAACCGCTCTATCCGCTCTCTTGCGAATTGCTTCTGCGCGTTGCTTATTTCAGGCAAGAGTTGGGAAAGAGCGGTTACGTTTCGTTCTCGTTGTGTACGCGGCTTCATAGATCGTCAAACAAAGTGGGTAATGTATCCGTCTTTGATAGCTGTTTGCTTTTTGCTTTCGCTCTCTGATTTTTTGCAGCCTGCTCGGCGTATGCTTGCCGATAGTAATCGTCTCGAGCCTTTTGCTTGAGCTGGTCTTTCTCGTCTTCCGAGAGCTCTAAATGCTCGTTGACAACGACCTTGCATTGCAACGGCTCAACGCGTGTAGTATCGGGCTCATCATAGTAGTGCATCGCCATGCCGATAACCTCATCATCGGCGAACCCACAACGGCCACTCGCTCTTACTTGCGCTACAATGTAGTTGCAGCAGTCCTGTATTGACTTGCCTTGCGTGTTATACTTGCTGGCGAACAAAGGGTCACTCAGCGCCTTTTTATCGAGTTGCGCTTTTATGACTCGTTGAAATTCATCTGTTGTCGTGCTCATATTTTCTTTGCTTAATGTTGTTAATCTGTTTCAGCGATATAGTATGCGAGCTCGTCACCTTTAAGGTGGTCAAGGGCATACTGGTCAGATTCGCGCCAAAGCTTATCGTAAAGGCGCGCATACACATTTCTTCCGGCTTCATAATGTTCCCATATCTTCCAATTAAGGGTGATAACAAGTGCGGTTAGATATTTGTAGTCACTTCTCCATTCGCGGAAAGCGCGATAATAAGTACCGCGGACCGCGGCAAGGCCGAATCGGTCCGCAATACTAAAATCTTGGTAGAACGTTGTCTGAATCATAACTTTAACTCGATTTTTACAGCCAAGCTTTAACATCTTGCGGCAGTAGGTCCGCCATGTATGCCCAGCGATTGATGTAATTTCTGGCGAGATATTCACCGCTATCTTTTTGCCATGCACCATCCTTGTGATATTCTCCAAGGCAAATCACGCTGGCTTCGATAAGTAACAACTTGTTCTCTTCGGGCACTTCCGTCTGCGCATCGTGCCATTTTGCTTTAATGGAGTCATCTCCATTACCATAGGCCCAATTGTGACTCTTCATTTTGTTGCTTTTTTGTAAGGGGTTCATAACTCGATTGCGGTTAAACTATCTACAACATCAAGCCAACAGTAGGCATATCCACCTTCTTCACGAGCGCTTTCCAAATCTCGCTCGTACTCCCTATGAGAATCAAGCCAGTCGTAGGCCTCGCCCTCAGTTTTGAAGCCCGGCTTGATTGTAATCTTCTCGCTTACATATTCACCTTCGTAAGCAAGGTAGCCAACTATTTTGTAACTTCTTTTCATTGTTGTTAAGAATTAACTGTTAGTGTATTGGTTCTTATCTCTTATTTCTTCGGAGGAAAGCTGTGAATCAATTTATCGATACACAGCCCCAATTCGTAATCATATACGCAAGACTCTGACACTTCTTGCCAAGGGTAGTCTTCTGACACCGCTGTAACTGTATAGCTGTCGTGCCAGAGTACATAGCTAATAAAAACACTGCCCACAAAGGATTGTGAGCTCATCTGGTAAAGCACTGTTGGCATTTTTTCGTACCCCATGGGTATTGCCCAGCGCACGCCCCAACCTTTACGCACGTCAGCACTAACCGATTGGTTAATCTGCTCGTCAATGGTTGGCGCGATTTCTTTCGCGTAATCTTCTAGATAGTTGCTCATTTTTTTAGTTGAAGTGGGGGGGGGCGATTATTTGCCCCCTCCCTTTGTTTATAACTATCCTTGTGTAAAGACTTCCCAGTTACAAATGTAGTGGCTAAAATAGTAGCCGTCTTGCGATTGAATGAGGCCCTTTTGCTCCAACTGCGATAAGTAGCCTTTCATCTGATTGGTGGTAAGCCCGAGGTCCTTGTAAGGAACTTCTTCGTAGCAACAGCCGCCATCCTCGTTATAAAACATTGCGTTCTCGACAAGGAGTTGATAAACCTTGCACTCCATGTCGTTAAGTGTCTGTGATTTTTTCATTGTTGTTACTGTTTTTGATTAATGATTAACTTTTAACACCCTAAAATTATATATATGTTTTGAATAAAAAAAATATTTCCTTATTTTTTTCTTTGTTTTTTAATATTTTTAAGGGTTAAGTCTTATTTTTGCAAATTTATAAAGGTTTTTTAAGGCATTTTCGCGTCCGCGCCTATAAGTTGCTATGCAAATGGATATCCAAATGCATTGCACGCATTTTATTTTATTTATTTTCCTTTGCTTTGCGCTATATTATTATTATATTGTTATACTTATTATAATAACGCAGATGAAAAATTTCAAAGAACAACGGAGGTTGGAATTGCTTGCCAAATCAACACAAGCAGAGAGAGCGGTGTGCGTGACACTTCAACGTTTAGGAATACCATACGTCCAGCAGTTCCCGATTTCAACACCTAAGCGCTTATACTACGCCGATATTTACATTCCGATTTTTCGGCTGGTGATAGAAGTCGATGGCGCGTACCACCAAGGTGTGACTCAGAAACGCCTTGATTGCAATCGAAGCGCGAACATCAGACGAATGGGTTACGCTGTTTGCAGGCTATCGAATCGAGATGCATACTCCGCCGAGAGCGTCAAACGCAAGCTTAGACGGTACACTTCAAAGCGCCGCAAAGAGTCTTAATAAACCTTTAGTTTTTATTAGTTATGCACCAAAAGTCTTAATTAATTAAAAATTTCTAAACTTTTCTACAAGAATATTTTTTTCTTTGATTTCTTAAATATAATTTTAAGGCGTCAATTTTAGAAACCAATAGTAACAACAATGAAACAGGAACACAAAAAAGATTTTGAATGGGTTCTCGACTCCATTCTATCAGACCTTAGAAAGGTCTACTTCCCAAAGACTGCCGACCTGGCAGAAGAGATCTGGGACAATAGTGTATCAATCTTCAAAGCATTCGCCGAGAAGCACAAAAGCATGGAGCACTTGTTCTCGGATAGCACCTATAGTACTTATGTATACCCCCGTGAAAATCGAGTATACACTAGTTTTAGTGTCGTAAGAGACGAAACGAAAGAGTGGCGTGCCAAAGAACGCTTCTTCAAAACAGAGCACTATCGCGCAGAGGCTGAGTTTATCAAATCACGCTCGAGAATAGCTTACGCATTGGTCTTTAACCGCATGGATATTGACAATGTACGCCACGAGATTGGCAATGAGAACAATCTCATCATTTCGGACGGAGAAGTGACATTAGACGTTCGCTACATCGTCATCAAGAGCAAGAAGATTACACCTTACCTTCGACTCGTCATCAAAGAAATCAGCATCTAAACATCATTCCGCTGCAAGGCGGGGGCAACCGCCCCCGCCTACGCGGGCTTAACCATAACAACTAACAGTATGAAGTATCTCACAAGATTTAAGTTAGAAGTAGCCGTGCCTGTCGTAGAGGCGAACCGCTACTTGCAAGAACCGAACATGACCGAGTATCTTATCTCGGACCTGAAAGACTACAGAAAAGTCGATTGGTACGAAGCTATCGAGTTCATTCAGTGGAGCATGTACCTTACTGGGCAGTATAGCGATAAGGGTTACATACTCCTTGTAACCAACAAAGAGCTGACGCAAGCGCAACTGGACGTGATATCCGATTGGGTATCGGGCCAAAACTCAGACGGCCTCGGAGAAGGGTTTGAACAACATTTCTCCGAGTACGATGAAGAATCCGACTATGAGGAGATAGCATCGTTTGATTGGATGACAAATAAGTACAAGTTCCATAAACTTTCACGATAATATGAAAACTAGAAAACCCATGACCAAAGGTTATAAATGGTACACCCCGAAAGGGTTTATGACCGGGGCAGATATTCAACGTACTTTTAAGGTGACGCAACACAGTTTTGACCGATATATAAAAGACCGACTTACGCCCTATGATTTCAGTGGCAGTGTCAACTACACAGGCAACGGCCGTAAGATATACAAAGCGTCAGATGTAGAAGACGTGATGTCGCGATTTAACAAAGAGCATGAGAAATCTTCGTGTACTTCTACTACGTTGCAACTTAGCATTGAAACGAAGCTTCAAGCGCTTGTCTCCGAACTTGTTAAGTATATTACTTGTGAAGTTCGCAAAGAGATAGGGAATGAAAAACGCGATAATGAAGTAAGCAACGACACGCCTTTATCCGCGAAAGAAAGTTTGCCAGAGATGCTTACCTCCGGCCAAGCAAGCGAAATACTTGGTGTATCGAAAACAGGGCTGTATTACATAACTAGATTCGCCGGACTTCCATTCGTGTGGAAACATAACCAGAAGTTTTACAAGCTAAGCGACATTAACGCATTTAAGGAGCACACGTTGGATACTAAACAAGATAACAACGATGAACAACTCAATGAAGACAACGAGCAGCAGCTGTAAAGGCAGAGGTTACAAGCAGTGCTCAACTTGCAAGTATTACCTCGCGCATGCTTATAACGTGTATCAGAAGCTGCAAGAGGTTAAGAGCAAGCACCCCGGAGCGATTGTTATATACAACTTCAATCCAACATACGAGATCTATGGTGATGACGCAAGAATTGTTTCGCGTGTTCTTGGTTTACACCTTCGACTTACTACTCGCATGGTAAACGTCTACTACTCACCAGTGCTCAATGTTTCATTCTACAAGTCGCACTTCGGCTGGGTTTTATCGACACTTATGCATCTGAAGTATCGCGTTGTCATACTTGACCACGAAATTCTCACTTCTAACGCGCTCAAATGTTGTAGATATACACTTGCCTATCTCCACACATAAGACATTGTTAGACGCGAGATAAACCGCCAAAAAACAAAAGCACTTCAAGGTAACGCCTCGAGGTGCTTTTATTAGTATGTGTCTAAATGGTTTTCCACAAGTTGTTCATAAGTAATTATAAAACGATTTGCAACAATCTAAGGAATATTCTTATTTTTGTTGAAAAATTTTTCAAATATCTATAACCAAGTATGAAAGAGAAACTTCTGAAACAACTTAAACCCTTACTTGCCGATAAGGGGTTAAGCAAAGATGAGTTAGAGAGTCTAGCTGAAATTGCTGCAAAGAATCTCACCGATGAATCTACCGAAGAGGATGTTAACAATGTTATTGACAGTGTTAAACCTTATGTGGATTTAATGCAACGTGTAGGTAACCGCTACGCAACAACAACCGAGAAGAAGTTCAAAGGTTGGGTGAAACCCGAGCCCAAAGAGGTAGAAAACGCAACCGCTAACACCGAGCCGAAGAAAGAGGTAGAAAGCAACCAGAAGCCGTTTTCCGCGGAAGAGATTGCCAAACTCATCGAGCAACAAGTTAGTGAGCGTATGAAACCCTTTGAGCAAGCTGCGGAAGCCAAACGATTGCGTTCGCTTTTAGATAGCAATGAAAAGGTCAAGTCGATTCCCGAGGCATTTCGCCGCAACTACACACTTGACAAGGAAGAGGACCTTGACGACCTTGCTAACCGCATTGAAACCGACTATACAGCGCTCAAACAAGAGCTTGTTAAGTCTGGCGAGTTTGTTACTCCTCCCGAGAGGAGCGATGCAGGGGGCGACAATGACGACCTGATTAATCAGCTGCAAGCGATGACAAAAGAGACGAAATAGTGTTTAAAATTTTTGAAACTAATGGAATACAAAACTAATGAAGGCATCCTTATCCAAGAGGGTGCATGGAACGAGAGAACGTGTATCCGCCGCCAAGGTGGCTATAACCTTAGCACCGACAATCTGCCCTCCTCGTTGCAATATTTGCCCAAAGGAGCGGTTCTTGCTTACGATACCGAAACCGAAACGGCATCTGTTGTCAAGAGCGTGAAATTGTACGAGGCTGCAAGTTCGGGTGCAACCGAGATTAAAGTTGAGAAGAATAGCGCAGTAGCTGTTGGCGATGTGGTTGGCGGCGTTACTATCTCCGCTATCGATACGACCAACGATGATTATGACGTGTTAACTGTTAGCGGTGTAAGTGCAGATTTGGAATCTGGAACTGGATTAGTAGAGGACGTATCGAAGAAGACGATTATCGGTCTGAACTACGCAACGGTCAAGATTGATGCCAACCCGAGTGTAACGGCAACTGTACAAGCTTACGACATTGACGAAGATAGCCTCCCCTACCCTGTTAACGATGAGATTAAAGAAGCACTTACTGTGCGCCATGCGTGGAAAGTCTAACATTTAAGAAGTAAACAGCTGAATGACGAATACAATTATCAAGAAGCTCGAAGACCCTAAGGTCTTTGACGCGTTTATCCAAGAGAACATGAAACTCTCGACCTACAAGGCAGAGTGGAAAAATGAGATGCCTGCACCCGAATACTGTGCCGCCAAGGTGTACCAAGCATATCTTGCCGAGTATGGGGCTGCAATCGTAGGTTCAATCGTTGACAAGAATGCCGAGAAGCCTACCCACCAAATGCCCGTAGCTGCCGAGCTTGTTGGTAGCATTGGCCGCATGGCTGACGAATGGCAGATGGATAACGACCGCCTTTCGCAATTCTATTACTTAGAGGGTCGCTATCACGACAAGAAAGCATCTTATAGCACCAGCATGCGCGAGGCCGAGTTCCGTAAACTCGTTCAGTACCTATTTGACCCCTTCGAGAAAGCAATCATCGCTCCTCACAAGCGTATCGACATGCTGTACTTCGAAGGCTTGTTTAACGGCACGCAGACCGTAGACGCAACGAACAACACCAAGAGCCACGTTAGCTATTCTTACGACCTTGGTGTGACGAAGTTCAACGCTACGACCGCCGCATGGGGCGAAACGACTGCAACGCCTATTGACGACTTGCAAGCCGTCATTGACTACGCTGAAAGCAAGGGCAAAACTGTACAACGCATTCGTATGAGCCGTAGCACTTTCCGCAAGATGTGCAAGAGCTCTCAGTTCGCCGAGGCCTTTACTGTTAAGATGGGCCGTGTAGAGGTAAAGAGCAAGTTTATCTCGCCCGAAGATGTTAACTCGTATTTTGAGAGCATCATGCTTCCTCCGATTGAGGTTGAAAAGGATCGTTTCGCAACTCTGGGTAACGGGACGAGTGTAAACCTGACAGTTAACGACCGCGTAGTGCTGCAATGTGCTCAGTCGGTTGCAATTCTCAAGGTATCTGACCCGCTGGAAGCAATTGACAAGCTGCCTAACAAGACCTACTCGACTTATGACGACAATCTTGTGGGATTCTGGCGCTCTGACCGCGGACGTTTCACTGACTACGAAATGTGGGCGACCCCAGTATTCAACGGCAAGAATGACTACTTTATCCTGAAGACTGACGAGGTCGAGGGTAAAGGAGAGTAATAACGCAAGCACGACCCGCAATTAAAACATCTGCACAATATGACAAATCGAGAAGCTATCGCCGCTGACATTGAACCCTACTCGCTCTCGGACGATGCTTATGAAAAAGCATTCGTTGATGCTTGCGCCCACTTCGGCGTAAGTGGAGCTATCGACAATGATTACACAATCGAATTACGCAGACCCTGCGCCTTAGCTTCTATGTATTGCCTTAATCGCCTGCGAGTGCTTTCAAGTGAAAACATCGGCGGCATTTCGCAATCTTACGATACAGGTGAGATAGATGAATTGATTGTGGGTATTGCAAAGCGTGCCGGTTTATCGCCTGCACTGGTCATGGACGATGACTTAGGCGACCCCGTTGTTGGCTATGCTAATGTCTGGTAGTAATGAGACTTGATGATAAACTTTATCTCATTAGCACTTCATCAGGTTATGATGAAGATATGAACCCTATCGAAACAACAGCCGAAACATTCATAGGCAAGTGCAAAATCTTACCTAACGAAAGGGCTGCAAAAACGCGAGGGAATGATGGTTTAGAATACATCTACTCTTTTGTGATTTTTGTTAAGAACCCCCTTGCAATTATCCATGAAGGCGAGAAAGTGCGCTTCGTTAAGAACGATGGGACAATTGACAAGACGATGACTGTTTCCGGCTTCGTTACCCTAAGAAAGTGGGAAAAGCTATGGGTATAAAGTTCCAAGCTTTCGGATTCGAGGAGCTCAAAAGAAAGTACCTGGAAGAACTCGAAGACAGGAAAGAGATATTGCAAGAAGAGCTAACAACGCAAGGCGAAGAGTTGAGCGGACATGCAAGAATGAATGCTGGCTACACACCTCACACGGGTAACTTGCAAAGCTCGATAGGCTATCGGCTGTACTATAACGGCAACAAAGTACAAGACGGTGGATTCGAGCAAGTAGGTGGACCGGAGGGAGATGGTAGTGAAGGAGTAGAGGCTGCACATAAAGCGTTAGACAAGTACGAGGATGAAAATGATATACCCGACACGGGCTACTGCCTTGTAATTGTTACTGGTATGTACTACGGCAGGTATGTAGAAGCGAAAGGGTACAATGTGCTGCACTTAACCTACGATGAGATGATAGAGCGATTTCAACAAATTAGAAAAGACTTTTTTGGATTATAGCAATGAACGGAGCGGCAGCAGTTACGGCAATGGCAAAGTATTTGGCAGGGGCGCAAGATGTGCCAGTGTTCAAGTACGAGAAGGCACCTAA